TTTGTATTCTACAACTGGTGATTCAAATATTATGGATTGGAATATAGGAGCATCTGGTTCATCCGATGATTCTAATTACAATATAGTTGTGACTGGTGACTCAAATACATGGGATTTAGACCAAGGATACTCATTTAGTGCAGAAAGACTAGACCTAGATGCTACAGTTATTGGTAACTCTAATGTATTTGATTTGGATTTTGAGTCTAATGATAATACATGGAACTGGTCTGTAACTGGTGGTTCAAACAACATCAATACTTTACAGAAAGATGGTAGTCAGACTATGACAGTTGAATGGGTCGGAGATAGTGGTGATGTTGATATAAATCAAGTGAGTGGAACATGTGTAGGTGGTTCTGGTAATGGGTGTTCAACACCTAATGCAACCATTGTTTTAGATGTGAATTCTGATAATGCAACAGTACAAATCAATCAAAAAGATTCTGCTAACGACAGTTAGTCTATTGACTTTTATGGGGTCGGTTCAAGCTGACTCCATAGGAGACATAGTAGAATCCACAGGGGTTGGTGGAATTGTACGAAATAATGAAACAATATCTAATGAAGTAGGTTCAGACATACTTTTATATGATGAAGCAAGGACTGTTAATGGTCGAATGTTAATTGAGTTCTTAGACAAAGAAGAACTTGCACTAACAGAACATACCAAAGTCTACATTGATGAAGTTTATTATGACCCTAACCCATCATTGTCTAAAATGTCAATTAGGATGGCACAGGGTACAGCAAGATTTGCATCTGGTAATGGAAAGAAAATTAACAAAGCAAATATTGCAATTACAACTCCCACAGCACAGATTGCTATAAATGGGACAGATTTTACAACTACAATTGACGAACTTGGAAGGTCACTTGTAGTTTTGCTACCAGATGATGATGGTGATGCATCTGGAGAAATAGTAGTTAGTAATGAAGGTGGTGAGATGGTTTTAAATGAACCATATCAAGCAACAATGGTTTCTAGTTTAGAAACACCACCAACAAATAAAGTAGTTATTAACAATATTACACCATCAATGATTAACAATATGTTTATCGTTAATCCACCTCAAGAGGTGAAACAGGCAATTCAAGAACAAGTACAAGATGACCTTGATGATGATAAAGGTGTTCTTGATGTAGATTTTCTAGAGTTTAACGAACTAGAAAAAGACATAGATGATTATGCAGAAGAAAGTGATGAATATACATCTTTAGATATAGATGCATTGAATGTAGAATTTTTAACAGATGTATTAGATGTAGTAGAAGCACTTAATAAAAGAATACAAGGTTCTTCCAGTGGAAGTGCATCTGGACAGATAGGTGCATTCAGAGTTGATGGTGCAGTTCAAGGATTAAACCAAGACTCACAGTACAATGTCTTTATTGAAGATGAAAAGTTAATTTTCTTTAGAGATGTAAATGGAGTTATTGAGATTGCATTTGGAGATGGTGCAAATGTGTATTTTGAAACAATAGTAGAAGGTTACGAAGGTATAATTACAATAGGAGATGGGGATGATTCGACAATTATTATTAATCAGTCTAATTAGCATAAGTATGTCTGCAAACGCAGGCCCAACAGATGACAATCATGTTCATGTCGAACAAGTTAATGGTGGTGATGACCTCTCTCTTACAATAGCACAAATTGGTTGGGGAAATAAAATTGAATTTTCAACAGACCATTCTGGTAATATTTTCAATCTATCTCAAACTGGAAATGGTAACTATATTGGATGGGTATCTTATTGGGGTTCTGGAAAATCATGGGGTGGTGATGTTGATGGTGTAAACAATAATGAAGCAGTGATACAGATTGGTGGTGCAACTTATGGTAGACACATTTGGGGTGACAATAATGATGTAGATGTTTATCAAAATGGAACTCATACATTTAATCTAGATATCCACGCAGACTCTACAGAGGTAGACTTATGGCAAGAAGGAACAGGTAGTCATTATGCACATTCATATTTCTATGGTTCAGCAGATGGTTCAGAGGTTGACCTTTTGCAAAAAGATGGTGCAAATCATAATGCACAAATTAGACTTCAAGGCAATCAACCTACAACATTAAACTTGATACAACAAGGTAATACTAATCAAACTTATAACTTAACTCAAAATTGTTATACTGCTGGTGGATGTACTGTAAGTGTAACTCAAGGAAACTAGGAGTTATTTTGAGTGACAGATTCCAAACCCAAACGAAATTTTTCTACTTTTGTAAGAATGCCTTATCAAGATGCAATTACAATAATACTCAGAACCATGGATTATCATCAAATGATGTCAGTCCAATCGGCAGATAAAGAATACAAAGAATTTCATAAACAACAACACCAAAGACTTAAAGAATGGATGATTGATATGAAAGACTATATAGTAGAACTGGAAAATGAATTAGATGTATAATGTATAATTGGAAAACTGTTCTACTTACACTTGGAGTGTTGGTAGGATTAAAAATGTGGTCACCTTACCTTGTTGATAATATCAAATGGTCTTATTTTGATGTCCTTCATCAACAAAAAGAATCACAACTCGTAGATAATATTTTACTTGTCGATATAGATGAAAAGTCATTAGATAAGTATGGACAATATCCATGGCCTCGTAATATCTATTCTGAGATAATGTTAGACACACATTATTCCAATACTCATGTATTTACTCAAGTATTCAATCAACCAGACAGATTTGGTGGTGATAGTAGATTTGCAGAAGGATTAGTTAATAGATTAAGTATTTTATCTGCAGCTCCTACAAGTCAAAAAGATACTGGTTCTGCACCATATGTAAAGACTTCGGTTTTTGGTGGTGGAGATATTAAAGATTCTATCTGGAACTTTTCTGGTATGTCTGCACCAATTAAAATACTACAAGATAACACTTATGGTGTAGGAGTGACAGTTTCTACTCCACCTTTACCAGATACACCAAACTTTGATGGAACTGTTCGGTCTGCACCACTTATTGTATCTGCAAATGACCAGATATATCCATCGGTTGCATTAGAAACTCTTCGTGCATTCTATGACCAACCTAATTATCAAACCAGAGTGACACCAGAAGTTGGAATTGAATGGATACGAATGGGTAGACAACCACCTATAGAAACTACATCTACATCGGATGTTATGATTACATATTGGAATGACTTTGATAGAATATCTGCATCAGACCTAACTGAAAAAACATTACATGGTCATGATGGTATTTCAGACAAAATACTTATCTGGGGGATGACAGCAGAAGGATTTAATAATCCAGTTTCTACTCCATATGGTGTCATGTATCCTCATGAAGTACAAGCTAATCTACTACAAACTGTTATTTCTGGTGAAACTATCCAGAATAATTTTCTTCTGGATTTCGTAGAGATTGTTCTGGTTACTTTTCTGGGGTTATTAGTTTTACTTTTAGTTTATCAAACCCCAACATATGTATCTGGTATTTTATCAATTGGAACAATAGGACTTTCAGTCGGAATATCATATTGGTTATGGATAGAATATCTAATACTATTTGATGCATTGTATTCTGCACTTACAGGGATTGTAGTGTTTGGACACGCATCCTTCAACAAATACTTCGTAACCTACAAGTTAAAGGAACAAATCAAAGGACAGTTTAAAAAATATTTATCACCAGACATGGTTGACAAACTTGCTAATAACCCAGAGTTATTAAAACTAGGGGGTGATAGAAAAGAGATGACCTTTATGTTCATTGATATTGTAGGATTTACTCCCATAAGTGAAGCTTATAAGAATAGAGATGACCCAGAGGGATTAGTTAATCTGGTAAATAGATTCTTAGATATGCAAACAAAAATCATTCTTAAACATGGTGGAACAATTGACAAGTATATGGGCGACTGTATTATGGCATTCTGGGGAGCTCCTTTAGATTGTGAAGACCATCCAAGTAAAGCTGTAGAATCTGCAAGAGAAATTATTAATGCAACAGAACAATTAAATATAGAACTTGAACCACTTAAACTACCACCTATCAATGTGGGCATAGGAATTAATACAGGAGATTGTATTGTAGGTAACATGGGAAGTGAATTAAGATTTGATTACTCAGTTATTGGAGATGCAGTAAATCTAGGTGCAAGACTAGAAGCACAAGCTGCAAGAGGTAAATATTTAGATAACAAAGTATTAATATCTGAGTTTACTTACATGAAATGTCCAGAGATTGCATTTACATTAGTAGATACAATTAAAGTAAAAGGTAAAGAAGAACCAATTACAATTTATTCTATTGACAAATAAGAGTTTTATGAGATAATAGGTATATGAGATTATTAGAAGTAAGTTATGGGGATGTTAGAATTTTTTCTGAAAGACCTTTTGGATATAAAAGATATGTTGTAGAGTATGAAGACAACAAAATAGAAGTTTACTCTAGTTTATGGTATAAATTAGATAAAGTTAAAGAAATTGTTGAAAAATACTTGAATTCTAAAATTTAATCCCCATATATACTAATAGGAATGCTCAATGGGAGATTCCAAATACAATTTAACCTTGCTAAACACAGGAGGCAAAAATGGTAAAATTAACTACGCTGGACTTACAGGAAATGATAAAACTGTCTAGTCCATTCTCAATTGGTATTGATGACTTTTTTCGAAGAATAGATGATGTTCAAAGAAACAACAGTCAATCATATCCACCTTATAATATCACAAAAATTGATGACGAACATTTCGTTATCGAGATTGCATGTGCTGGATTCGGTAAAGACCATATCGACATTACAGTTCAAGAAAATGAACTAAAAGTCGTTGGGGATAAAGAAAATCCAAACCCAGAAAGAGTTGCAAATAATCATGCAGTTCATACTGGTATTGCAGCTAGGAAATGGTCAAGAAAATTTGTTCTTGCAGATGATGTAGAAGTTGGTTCTGCATCTATACAAGATGGTATTCTATCAGTTCCTATTACTAAAATCATTCCAGAGGAAAAGAAACCTAAAAAGATTTCTATTGGAACTAAAAAACTATCTAAAGAGTTCTTAACAGAACATGGTAGAGGATTTTAGAAAATAAAGGTTGACACATCCCAGTCTCATGATATACTGGTAACAGTATAAAAATATTTATAGGATTATATTATGTTAAATAAAGGAAACTTAAATGACCTTCACGATATCCAATTCCAAATAAGGAAAGATGGAGACTGGGATGAGGTCAGTTTAGATAGTCTAATGGAAGATAAGACTATCGTGGTGTTTGGATTGCCTGGAGCATTCACACCAACATGTTCAACCTTCCAATTACCTACCTTCGAAGAAATGTATGACCAGTTCATAGAATCTGGTGTTGATGAAGTTTACTGTACATCTGTAAACGATACATTCGTCATGAATGCATGGTTCGAACAACAAGGTATCGAGAAAGTAAAACCTTTACCAGATGGTAATGGTGAACTTGCAAGACAACTAGGTCTTCTTGTTAAAAAAGAAAATCTAGGTTTTGGGTTAAGGTCTTGGAGATATGCAATGTTAGTATCCGATGGAAGTGTCGAACTAATGAACATTGAACCTAATCTACAAGATAATTGTGAAACAGACCCATATGAAAAAAGTAAACCAGAAATATTCTTAGAAGAAGTTCGAGGACATTTTGGTTTGAATTTAATTAATAACGAGGAAAACGAATGATTATAGATTGGTTAATCGGAATAGGTGTTGCTGGTATAGTAATAGCAATAATTTACAAATCTGCAAATACAGCAGATGAAATTGTTGGTGAACCACCAACATATAGTGATTTTGCATCAGTAGTAGAAAAACCTAAAAAAATGTCTAAAGCAAGACTTAATGCACTTACCAAAGCTCAATTAGAAGAGAAAGGTAAAGAGTTAGGTATTGAAGTAGATAAAAAAGTTTTGAAATCTAAAATAGTAAATCAAGTTTATAAAGCACAGTAATGTCTCTTCCAAAATACAAAGTAGTCATCAATTCTAAAGATGGTGAAAATGGAATTGAAATTGTGGGTGGTAAGTTTGATGGAGTCATATATACTTATGGTGAAGTTCAATTTACAGAAGTAAATGAAGACGAACCACCAACTATAAATTTTACTAGGGCAGTTAGAAAATGTCCAGACGATTTAAAAGAAACGATATCAAGTGATAAAGAGTTTAATCAAATCATGGGTGATATCCTTATTGAATTGTTACAAGAACAAGGCGACAAAGCCGTGGAGTTACTCAAAGATGAATATCAAGAATCCAAGTAAATTAAAAGAAGAAATCATGAGAGACGAGGGTGTCGTTTATGAAATCTATAAAGACCATTTAGGTTACCCTACCTTTGGTATAGGACACCTAGTTAAAGAGACAGACCCAGAACATGGGATGTCTGTAGGAGCTCCTATCACAGAAGATAGAGTAAATGAAGTTTGGGCTCATGACTTTTTTGAACATGTTGAAGAATGTGGAAAGTTATATCCAGACTTAGAAAGTTATCCAGACGAAGTTCAAAGAGTTTTAGTTAATATGACTTTTAATATGGGTATGACAAGACTATCTAAATTCAAAAACTTTAAAGCTGCAATTGAATCTAACGATTGGAAAGAAGCTGCAAAAGAGGGAAGAGATTCAAGATGGTATAACCAAGTTACTAATCGTGCAGAACGATTAATGACAATGCTAGAGGAAGTATGAATATAAAATATTTGAAATTAGTTACAGGTGAAGAACTTGTAACTGAATATGATGAAGATAGTCAATATAGTGCTATCGTTAAACTTAAGAACCCATTAGGGATTCTTATGTCTCAAACTGATAAAGGATTTAACATCCAATTAGTTCCTTATGGTTCAATGGCAAAAGATGAAATTATTAATGTGAATCACAAAAATATTGTCTTTACAGCAGAACCAGAAGATAAATTAAGAAATCAATACGAGTCAATTACTGGACAAGTAATTACTCCACCAACCCCAAAAATCGTAACATGAAAACACGAATAGTAAAAGCAATGATTTTAAAATATGAAGGTGTCATTGCAGAAGCAAAGATGAATTTAGATATCTACATGGAACATCCAGCAGGTATCGGAGAGCATCCAGAAGTTATGCAATCAATTGAATCACAACTAAGAAAAATTGCAGAAGCAGAACATCATATTGAAGTCCTTCAAAAACATTTTGTTGACCAAAAAGTAATCTAGTAGTATACTAGTTATATGCACTTTTATACAAATGTCTATCAACATAGAAATCTAATCCTTGTTCGTGAGTTCAAGGATGGTGAGTACATTCAAAAACAAGTACAATACAAACCTACTTTCTATGTTCCAACAAACAAAGACTCTTCATTCAGAAGTATCAAAGGTAAAAACCTAGAACCCAAAAAATTTAGTTCGATTGCACAAGCACGACAGTTTCGTGAAAAATGGAAGGGTGTTGAGGGATTTGATATTCATGGAATAGAGAGACATCCTTACGCTTATATTGCAGAGTATTTCCCTCAAGATATTGAGTGGATGATGCGACACATTCGTATTATGAATCTTGATATAGAATGTGAGTGTGAGAATGGATTCCCAGAACCAACAGAAGCTGCAGAAGAAATCAATGCAATTACATTTAAGTTTTTTGGACAAGACACCAAGTATGTTTTCGGAACACAAGCATGGGAACACAATGACCCAACGATTAAATATTTTCATTGTCAAAATGAAAAACAACTTCTTAAAACTTTCCTAGAAGAATACAAAAAGAATTATCCAGACATTATAACTGGTTGGAATGTTGACCAGTTTGATATAACTTATCTTTATAATAGAATCAACAAACTATTTGGTTCTACAATTGCAGACCAACTATCTCCATGGAATATTACTACAGTTCGTGAGTGGGATACATTCAATAAAAAACAACAAGCATATACACTAACAGGTATTGAAGTTGTAGATTACTTGCAACTTTATCAAAAGTTTACTTTCAAAAGAAGAGATAGTTACAAACTAGAAAACATATCACAGATAGAACTTGGTAAAGGTAAAATTAATTATGAAGAGTTTGGTGCAATGCATCTATTCTATAAAAAAGATTATCAAAAGTTTCTAGAATATAATGTTCGTGATGTAACCCTAGTTGAAGAACTAGAAGATAAATTAGGATTAATGGGATTGTTACTTGCAATGTCTTATTCTGCAAAATGTAATTATCTTGATGCATTCCGACAAGTAAGATATTGGGATATTCTAATATTCAATAGACTCAAACAACAAAACATTATTGTTCCACCTTCAAGAACAGGACAACCCAAAAAACAAAAGTTTATGGGTGCATATGTCAAAGAACCTCAAGTAGGAATGCATGAGTGGGTTGTATCATTTGATT